AAAGCTAAAAGAGAATTATTAGAGCAATCAGTAAATAAGCAATTTGCACATAAAGGAATTGAATATCAGGAAATGACTTGTTGGAGTGAAAAGGAATGGTTAGAGTATTATGAATCTGTAATGGATAGAACAGGAGTACGAGGTGTTAAGTAAATTATTAGGTGGAAGTCTAGTAGAAACTGTTGGTAAAGTTATCGACAGTGTTCATGTATCAGATGAAGAAAGAGGAAAAATAAAAATAAGATTACAGGAATTAGAAAATGAAATTAATGCAAAACAAATTGAGGTCAATATAGCAGATGCTCAATCTACAGCTACAGATATTTCAGGTATATTGCAGCGTTCTTGGAGACCCCTCATTGGATTTAGTGCAGCAATATCCATTTTTTGGGAATTTGTCCTTAAAAATTTTATCATGTTCTTTTTAGCGGTGTTTGAAGTACAGACACAGCCACTACCGAGTATGGACATGGAACAATTAATGCCTTTAGTCATGGCACTTTTAGGCATGGCAGGTCTACGTACATTTGAGAAATCTAAAAAAATTACTAAATAGTTTAGGAGGATTGATGTCGGATATAATTAAAGATGCATTAAAAGAAAGAATTAAAGAACATGAAGGATATCGTTTAGATACTTACATTGATACTTTAGGATTTAAAACAGGAGGGTATGGTCATAAGATGTTACCCGGAGAGGAAGCCCCCAAAGACAAAGAAGGGTGGGATAGAATCTTTGAAGAAGATTTTGATAAAGCATGGAACTTAATGGAAAAATTCTGTGTAGAAAACGATTTAGATTTACCTGTTAAAGCAAAAGGTATTATTTGTGAAATGATTTTTCAAATGGGATTTGCCGGGGTATCTAAGTTTAGAAATATGATTAGATATTTAAAAGAAGGCAATTACCCTGATGCAGCGAATGAGATGTTGCGTTCAAGATGGTATCGTCAAACACCCAACAGGGCAAGAGCCTTAAGTATGGAAATGAGAGATATTTAATTCATATTAATAGTGTTTTGAATCCTGTCATATAAATCCTCATAAATAGATATAGTATCGTAAATAATAGAAGATAATAATACTGAGTTTTCATAGTTAGGAAATTTGTTTTTAAAGGTGTCTATTAAATCAGAAGGTTTAATGTAATCTAAATCTAATTTTATTTCACCTGATTTATCTAATTTAACATAAATAGTAGCTAAGTTACTACTTAGGTTGCTTCTTCGAGATGAAGTCTGGGCTAACTTTTTCATCTAGTTCCCTCAATTGACCTAATATTTCTATCAGCTTTATTACTTCACCATAAGGTCTAGTAAACAAATATCGTAATAATATCTGAACTTGTTCCCCTGTTATAATATAATTATGGCTTGCCATGTTGTGTCTCCTAATTTTTAATTAAGTCCCCTTCTCCTATCTCTTGTTCAAACTTAATCATATAGTCCATGTACCACTTAGCTTTTTGTAAGTCCTCAAAGCCATTCTTTTGTCTATGCCTAGATAGATATTTCCAAATCTGACCTTTTAAATAACCACGAAACTCATCAATCGTTAATTGAGAACGTATTGCTTCAATAGTTTCTATGGTCTTAGCTTTATAGTAATTTGGATTTATATTATCCATTTTGTATGTTCTCCAACACAAATAATTCTTTTAAAGGTACTAAAACAAATTTAGATTTTCTATGGTCTCCTCCATAAATGTTTTTATTTTTATATTTTTTAACAAGTTTCTTAACAGTGCTTACCTTAAATACTAAGGTACAGTATTCATCATCACCGTCTGTTAAGATATGCATCCAATAATCAGCTTCGGTAACTGATATCCCACTGGGCTTATCATAACATTCAATTTCAATAGCAATGTTACCTGTCTTTTGCCACCAATCTCTTTCTGATTTTATCTCAAACTTTTTATTAAAAAACATATCGTGAAGTTTCTTTTCACGCATCTTCCCATATTGTAAATCTAAATCAAACTTTTTTCTGGTAATGTTATCATCAGAGTTATTAAAATTATCTTTACTCATTAGTTTAATTTACCTCTAGTAGATTTAAATTTTAAATAATCTAGAATATCTATTATTTTAGTCTCATCATTAGAACCATTAGATTTAACAATAGGCTTATCACTCTCTATATAATTTTCTTCTTCTAAAGCTTCTAGACCTAAATCATAAACATAGGAAGGGTCAGATAAAGCTATCCTCATCATTCCCATAGCTATAATTTCACAAGTTTTTTCATCTTCTGAAGGATTTTTATTTTTCTTAATACTACACATAAAAGAACCTTCTCTATTAGGTACAGGTGTAACGTAGATTACTGGTCCACGACTACTTAGTTCATCACTCTTGCTCATTTACTACCTCCTTAGGGTTTACTATTTTAGTATACCAAAACCATCTAGGTGATTTTGCTTTCGATTGTTGTTGTGGAAGATACTGTAAATCTTGACCCCAACAAGGCTTTTTATAAGGACAGAAAGAGCAAATAGTATTCAGTACTCGATTGCCTGTGCTTACTTTGTTAAATGTCTCAGGCGTATCCTCAAAACATTTCTCAAAAGGTTTATCATTAACTAATGCATCAATGTTATCTGATGCAGTCTTTAATGCTTTAACTTTATAGTCATCTGTATATGTAGGTGTTTCTACAACTTGCCATTCCCCAGTAGATTTATTTATCACAATCCAACCACCAAAAGGTTTTCCCGAAGAGTCAGAGTATAATGAACCTTGAACAACATAACCAAAGCTATCATCTTCTTCTACATTTTTAAATCCTTTTGCAAACTTATTATCATAAGCATAGGGAGAGGCACTTTTAATATCAAAGATTTTACCATCAATCTCTACGTCATAAGTACCTTTAATTTTAACACCTGAAATTTCATTATGAACTTCTTGTTGTTCTGATTGAATTTTAATTCCTGCCGCTTTCATAATAGCAATAGCAGAAGCTTCAATTAAATCTCCAAATAAAACTCGCATTTTAAAATTGTAAGGGGGTTCTTCAGAAGAAGTGTTTTGTTTTTCCATTTGTAATTGGCAAAGAGGTTTACCAATACCAGACATTCTAATAGAAAAGTTAGGGTCTCTTTCATCTGTAAATTGTTTTCTAAAAGCTTGCTTACAAGCTTCCCCAAACTCTTCAATGATATCTTCTGAGATGTCAACCCGCTCCTTTCCAGAACGGGCTAACAATTCTTGTATTTTTATTAAAAGTATATTCACTACTGTGCTAATTGTTCGATAATCTTAGCATCATCACCATCAGAAACTGATTGGATAAGTGCTTTATCATACATAGTACTGACACTTTTATTTTCAGAGTTAATTATAGTTAAGAAACTTTGTAAGTTCTTTTCATCCTCTGCAGTAAAAGGTAACTCTTTATCTTTGTTAATTTTATAAGTACAAACAAAGAACCTTGTAGAGCCTGCTTTTCTTTTCTCTGTGCCTAATGTTAAAGTATACTTAAACATCGGTTTACCAAGATTAGTTAATCCTGTAAAAGCTTCATTAACAATATTGTAATTAGTTCCAGTGTTACGCCATAACACGGGGAAGTTTTCAATATCTATGTCTTCATCTTTTACATTTTTACCTTTAAAAGATACTGTACCATAAGTCATCTTATAACATTTAATATTTTTCTGAAGTTCTTTTTCAGCATCAGTCATATGTACTCTTTGAGACTCAGGGACTTTTCCGCATCGAGTACCACCTAAGGTGTCAATGATATCTTCTTTCCAATTCTTAAAAATAACTGAACGAGAAGTATATTTTCTCTCTGCAGGATTATAAGCCATATATTGATATGCAGTATAGAATGGTCTAAATTCTACTGTTTCACCATAAATATTTTGTTCTAATTCAGGGTGATAAACATAGTAATGACCATTAGGTAATCTATTACCTTCATCATCCTCTGCATCTCTGTTGATTTGTAGTCGAGATAATATAGGTCTATTAGTATCGACTGTTTGCCCAATTGCAGCCATAATTTCTGCATCAGACATTTGTTTGATTGCTATTTCGTTTGTCATCATTAAATGAACTCCTTGTATAGTTGTGGATAAGTTATACTTTTATCTCTGTCATGTCAAGCCAATCTGTACCAATTTTTATTTCTATATCTAGAGGCACATTAAAATCAATATCATACATTGATTTCATTGACTTTTTTACCCCTGTGGTAGCTTCAGCTAAAATATTAGCCATTATTTCTTCTTCACCGGGATAGATATCTGCCACAATACTGTCATGAATTGTATTGATAAGCAGACTTTTTACCTTTCGTTCCTTCATTAAATCATATGCATTGATACAAGCTAAGGGAACAATATCAGCAGTAGCAAATCCTTGAACAGGATAATTCTTTATTTGGGTAGAATAGTTAGAACTACCCCAAGGCATCCTTTTTGCATCTGGAAATGAATACTGCCTACCTGTTGGTAAGGTAATCATTTTAGTGGCAATTGCATCATATTCTAATTTATCATGCCACTCTTTAATCTGTTTATATTTATTTAAGAACTCAGTGTAATATTTCTTTTCATCATCTGTACCGCTAACACCACCATACAAAGGTTTAAATGTATGAGCCTTTGCATCTTGTCTTGATACTCCAATGATGTCAGCAGTAAATTGATGAACATCAACACCATCTTCAATATCTTTCATTCCTTGCTTATCCTGAGCAAGAAAAACTGCAGTTCTAAATTCTAACTGTGCAAAGTCTACTTCCATTATCTTACCACCTTTAAATCGTGATTTAATAACTTTCCTAATAGGAAAAGTTTTAGCACGTGGCTGATTTTGAAAGTTAGGTTCTCTACTAGATAATCTTCCAGTTGATGTAGCAGTTTGCATAAATCTAGGATGTAGGATAGAGTTCCACCCCACAAAGTTTTCAATCCCCTCTACAAAAGTAGATAGATAAGTTTCAATAGCACTGTACTTTGTAATGTTATCTACGAAGTCAACAATTCCATTTTTACTATACTTAGCAATAGTCATCAAAGTTACTTTATCAGTTTTAAATCCTGTATTACAAACAAGGTTTACTAATCTATTTGCAGTATCCTTAGAGTCTCTAGAAAATTTTTCTATAATGGTTTTTAAATTAACTTTAAACCCTGCCAATTCTTTTAATTGGTGATAAATCAAACCTTCACCTTCACAATTATCACATTTACTAAGTGCTTTGTAAGGGTTACCATCTACTTTTATTTTTTGAATTTTACCTTGACCATAACATCTAGGGCATTGCTCTGACTTAGTTTTGTGTAAAGGTTTAGTGTACTGTTTTACATATTTATTAAAATCAGCAATGGTCATCTTAGGTCTTCTTTTAGGTTTATTGTTTTCTTTATTAACCCCAATGTTAAATACTTCAGCCCACTTCTTTTTATCAGTAACTTTTAAACCATAAACTAACCAAGATAATTGTTCCCCACTACTAGGTTCTATTTTGGTATCCCCCATCATATCCCAAATAGTATTATCAATACTAACTCTTAATTGTTTATGTTCTTTTTCAAACTCTTCTTTAACATCATTTAGTTTAGGTTTATCTATATAAATACCATTCATTTCCATATCAGTTAATACAGACGTAAATTTATTCATCATTTTAACTGTTTTAAATAAAGGATTGTTAAGAGGTTTGTTTAAATCTTGAACTTGAGCATTAAATAATTGTCTTGTACATTCAACATCTCTTCGACCATAAAACTCTATATCTTTAGGCATGATGTCTTTAAAAGTCATTCCCTGACTTCTATAAGTATCAATGATAGAAGATGCTTTTTTTATTAAGCCTCTTCTTACACAACATTCAGCTAATGATATTTTATTTTTAACACCACGATGTAAAACATATTCAGCAATCATTGTATCAAAGATATTACCTTTGTAAGTAAATCCACAAGAGTATAACCATGATAAATCGAATTTAATATTATGACCTACTAGGATATCTGTCTTGTCTAAAATATCTTGCACTATTTTTTTATTCTTTTTTAAATCAATATTGGGTAAATCAGGATGCCAAAAAAATAAATACTCATCATCAATACCTAAACTAATTAATTTATTATCTGGATAATAAGGATTAGGACTTCCTTTATATCCTTCCTCTGTCGTTTCTACGTCAAACACTGTTATTTTTGTCATTATTCTATGTACCTCGATTTACTTGGAACAAGCACTGTATGAATAATACCATGCCATCCATTTATTTTATTTTTTAATACGTTCAAGCTTCTTGAGAAGTTAGGGGTGTCCCCTTCTGAATAAGCTTTACCGATACCTATAATTAAATCGGCTTCTGCTGCCTTTCCTGTTCTACTATTTTCCATCATATCAAATGATAGATTTGTTAATCCTTCTGCTTCAGCACTAGCCTGAGACATACCAATTATAGTAATCTTTCTTCTTTTAGCTATCTCTCTAGCACCCAAGTATATTGCCCTCAGTCTTTCATCGCCTCTGTTATAATTACCGTCTACATTAATCTTATCTAACTGGTCAACAATAACAATATCAGGTTTATACTCTTCACAGTATTTATCAAGAGATTCTAAAGACCAATCCACAGAATCGTGGCAAACAATCTTATCACTAATCTTTGCCCATTCTTCTTTTGCTTCTTGCATATTTTCTTCTATTTCATTTCTGTGCATATCGGACCAAGCTGATACCATTCTCATTTGAGTTCGTACCGCAGGTTCTTCATTGATAAAACAATGAACATTTGCACCTTGATGAGCAAATCCATTATGACCTGCTGTTAAGCTAACCCAAAATGCAGTCTTACCTGTTTCAGGTCTAGCAAAAATAATCATTAAGTTACCTTCACCTATACCATCTACTCTATCACCTAAAGTTTTAATATTAAATTTCCATTTAGATGTAACATTAACAGCTTCTAACATTTCTTTAATATCCTTTGTTACAGGGACTAACTCTTCATCACCCTTTATTTCATCCTCATCAAAATCATCTACTAATTTTTTAATAGTCAATAAGGAATTTTTCTTACCATTCCAAACTTGATTAGCTTCTTCTATAACTTGATGTGCGTGTTCTAACATCCTTAGTTTTTTTAAACTGTCAGATATGATGTCTTCATTATACTCAGTATCATCACTACTAATGTTATCCAGTATCTGTGACATTTTCTGTCTATGAGCAGTTGTAGATGCAGGTTTGTAAATAGTAAAGTATGCATCTTTAACTTCTTCTACAGAAAGTTTCTGTATATTTTCGTGCTTCTTATAAGTGTCTTTGATAACATCATAGACTTCAGCAAGACCATTAGTAAAGTTCTTCTTACTAATTCTCTTTCTGTTCTTTTCAAAGAAATCACGATTGAGACAGAATTTAATTATTCTATTTTCAAGCGACATTAAATAACTCCTTAATTTTTTGTACGTCTAAATATTTTAAGTCTTCTTCCAAGACTTTTACTTCAGTATCAATAAGATACCTTAATCCTTTAGATAAATCAAATGCCTTTTGGGTGGCATCTCTATCTAAAGCAATAATAACTTTTTTAAAGTTCTCTGATAGGTACAGAGAATATTCTTCTTTTAAAGTCGTGCCTAGTAAAGCAACCCCTGTGTGAACAGAACTTACTGCACAAGCAGATGCACAATCTTCTACAACAACAGCAACATCACTCGTACCACAAGTGAAAGGTACATTGGTTTTGTTGTAGTTAAACCATTTAGGATTAGTTAAAGGATTTAAACTTCTTCCCACTGCAGATACTGGTTCATTGTCTTTCTTTACAATGAAAGCTGTCCTGTCTTTTCTTGGGTCGTAGTAAATAGTTACTTTACCTTCAAGATATGCCGGGTAACAATTATTTTCTTTCACGTAGTTAAAACATTTTTCGC